GGGCCGCTTCACGTGGTCCGCAAGGCCATTCTCAAGGAAATTTCGTTCGTCGATAGCGGCGCAGATCCGGCCACGTCGGCCCGCATCGCCGCCCAGCACAAGGAGCAAACGTTCATGGACGATCAGCGCACCAACACGCAGGACAAGGCCCCGCACGATGCAGGTCAGACCGATGGCAAAACCACCGGAAGTGCCGACACCTACCCCCAGGGCAGCGCCCAGCCGAAAACGGACCCGACGCAGGAGCCGACCACGTCGACGCCGCAGGCTGCGCCTGTTGCGCCCATCAACCACGACAACCCGGCGGCGCTCCACGCCTCCGCCGCCGCCGATGACTTGCTAACGCAGACGCGCCAGCAACTGGCGGCCGAGACCCGCCGCGTGGAGGCGATCCGCAAGGTCTGCGCAGGTAAACACCCGGACATTGAGGCTAAGGCTATCGAGGAGGGCTGGGACCAGACGCAGACCGAATTGCACGTGCTCCGCGCCTCGCGGCCCCAGGTGCCGGCGGTCCATAGCCGGCCAGCCCAGAGCAGCCCGCAGGTCTTCGAGGCCGTGGCCCTCATGGCGTCGGGCCTGCCCAACAGCCGGATCGAAGCGAGCTACGCTGAGCCCATCCTCGAAGCCGCCGACAAGCTACGCGGCGTGGGTATCCAGGAATTCTGCGAACTGGCGTGCGGGGCGCAGCTGCCGCGCTTCCGCCGCGACGCCTCGGGCTGGCTCCAGGCGGCCTTTAGCACCACGTCGCTGCCGGGCATCCTGTCCAATATCGCGAACAAAATGCTACTGGAGGGCTACAACTACGTCGAGGACGCCTGGCGCAGAATCACCAAGATCGCCAGCGTCAACGACTTTAAGGAGCACAGCCGCTACCGCATGACCGGCGCCTTCAAATTCGAGCAGGTCGGTCCCGACGGTGAACTCAAGCACGGCCAGCTCGACGAGCAGAAGTTCGGCCAGAAGGCCGATACCCACGGCATCATGTTCGCCCTGACGCGGCAGATGATCATCAACGATGACATGGGCGCCTTCACCGACATCCCCCGCCAGATCGGCATGGGCGCCGCCGAGGCCATCGCCGATGCGGTCTGGGGCCTCTGGCTGGCCAACCCCGTGCAAACGGACGGTAAGGCGTTCTTCCACGCCGACCACGCCAATTACGCCGCCGGCGCCGACACCGCGCTGACCGTCGACGGCCTGACCGACGCCGAGGTGCGATTCGGTCTGCAGACCAAGCCCAACGGCAAGCCGTTGGGCATCCCGGCCAACATTATGCTGGTGCCGACGGCCCTGAAGGTCCCCGCCGAGATGCTCATGAAGAGCCTCCTGCTCAACGAGACCACCACCGCCAACAAGGCCAAGCCCTCGGCCAACCCGCACGTGGGCAAGTTCGAGGTCGTCTCCAGCGTCTACCTGGCCAACGCCTCCTTCACCGGGGCCTCGAGCAAGGCCTGGTACCTGCTGGCCGACCCCAACCGTCTGCCCGCCATCGAGATCGCGTTCCTCAACGGCGTGGACCGGCCCACCGTGGAGAAGACCGACGCCGACTTCAATACTCTGGGAATCCAGTTTCGAGGCTATATCGACTTCGGTGTTCGCGAACAGGATTACCGGGGCGCTTTGAAGATGAAGGGCGAAGCGTAAGACGCTGGCCTTCCCGTGGCGGCGGCGTGACGTGACCACATCGTAACACACACTTGCTTGAAAGGACTGCAGAATGACATTTGAGGCACGATTTCTACAAGAGGGCGGCGCCATCGACTATACCCCTCAAGCCGACGTGGCCGCCGGCGACGTGGTCGAGCTGGGCAACTTCTGCGCCGTGGCCAAATTGCCCATCGCCGCTGGCGACTTGGGCGCCCTGGCCACCCGGGGCGTCTACGACGTCGCCAAGAAGGACCAGGACACCTTCGCCCTCGGGGCGGCGGTCTACTGGGACAACGACGGTACGCCCAAAGGCGGCGCGGCCACCGGCTGTGCCACCAGTACGCCCACCGCTAACACGTTTATGGGCATCACCGTGGCGGCGGCCGGGGCCGACGATCTGACGGTGCGAATCCTGCTGCGCAGTCTCCAGGCCGCCAGCGCCGAGACACTCAGTCTGGCCGACTTGAGCGACGTGGGCGCCCTGGCCTATGACGCGGGGCGTCTGCTGGTGGCCGATGGCGACAGCTTCGAGGACGTCGTCGTCTCGGGCGATGCGACCATTGACGGCACGGGCGCAGTGACGCTCAATGACGCCCACGCCGAGCAGATGGTGATTATTCCGTTTGAAGATCTCGCTGCGGGCGGCGACATCGCTGACCGACTGGCGTTTGTGCATCCTCGGGCGGTGACGCTGACCTCCATCGGCGTCATGTTTGACGGCGCCCCCGCCGGTGTGGACGACGCCAACACGTCGGTCATCCTGCTGGAGGATGACGCCTCCAACGCCATCGTGACCAAGACGTACAATACGGCAACGCAGCCGCCCACCTCGGACTATGAGGACCTGGGCACACTGGATGCAACGCACAAGGTGCTCACCGCCGGCGAGCATGTGTTGTTCTCGATCACCAACGGGGCAACAGCCGATCTGGCGTCGGGCTCGCTGGTGATTCGCTACGTGCCGACCAACGCGTAACCAGAGCATCCTCTTTTCGTGTGGGGTAGGCGTCGATGGCTGACTTGTTAAAGACTGGCTCCGACTGGCTCGGCCAGATGCAGCAGAAACATGCTGCACAACCGGTCACGTGCACCCGCCAGGGCAGCGCGCAGCAGGTCGTCCTCGACGCCACCCTCGGCAGAACCGACTACGAGGTAAACGACGACTATGGCCCGGCGGTCCGGGCCGAAGCGGTGGACTTTGTGGTGCCAACGGCCGATCTGCCCTGGATACCGCAGGAGGGCGATCAGTTTCGCCTGACCTACGACGATGGGACCGTCGGCGTCTACGAGGTGATGAGTATTCCCGGTGAAGGGCACTACCGCTACAGCGATCCGTACCATCAGCGACTGCGGATTCATACCAAGAAGGTGGCGACCGAATGACGTGTGCAACCAGCGAGCAATATGAACAGTACTGCAAGGGTGAATTTGCCGAAATCCATCGCAAGTTGGATGTGATGGACGAGGCGATTCGCGGCAACGGCCGCGTCGGTCTCAACGGCCGCCTCGACCGGTTGGAACAGGCCGAGTCGCGGCGCAACCGGCTGCTCTGGCTGGCCGTTGGCTCTCTGGTAATGGCGGTCGGGACCGTTCTGGTGCATCTGGCCGTTCTGGCCTGGGAGGTCTTGCAGCATGCCTACGACGGTTGACGTTGCCGACGCGGTGGTGTTCGAGCTGAATCAGTCGGGCTTGGTGCCCGCCTTCACCGCTGAGCGTAAGCTATTGCCCAAGCACACCAATGAAGCGTTGGGCACATTGAAGGTGACGGTGGTGCCTCGTGCGGTCGAGATGAGCCGGTTGAATCGCAGTCAGGTGGGCGTCGAGGTCGAAATCGACGTGGGCGTCCAGCAGCGCCTCTCCGATATCGATGCCGAGGGGCCGGAGTTGATTGAGTTGGTGGAGAACATCATCGATTACATGGCCACACGGGCATTGTCGCAGACGGCGGGCGTGCAGTGGGTGCGCAGCCGCAACGATCCGGTCTATGCCCTGGACCACCTGGTCGAGAACCGCTTGTTTACCAGCGTGATCACCCTGACCTACAGGCTGGCGAGGTAGTCTGATGAGCGGCATGAAACTCAACCAGATGAAGGGCATGTTCTTTGATCAGCCGAAGGTCATGACGGCTGTGGATCGGACCACGCGGCGGGTGCTCTCGCGCTTTGGGGCCTTTGTGCGGACGGAAGCGCGGCATAGCATCCGCAAACGCAAAAGAACGTCGAAACCGGGTGAGCCGCCCAGCTCGCACACGGGTTTGTTGCGGCGGTTCATCTTCTTCGGTTACGAACGATTGACTCGCTCGGTGGTGATTGGGCCAGTCAAACTGAACAGTAAGGATACTGGAGCCCCACAAGTGCTGGAACACGGTGGCACAACACAAGTAGAACTGGGCCCGCGCAAAGCAACGCAGCGGGTTAAGGTGAGAGCAAGACCCTACATGGGGCCGGCCTTTAGCAAAGTGGAACCCCGCCTGCCCGAGATGTGGCGCGACAGCATCACGTAACCATGGCAACAGGAGATAAGCGATGGATTTTCAACTGGGCATGAACGCCAAGGCGTACTACGGCACGGCCGATACCCCCCTGGTCAATCTGGTCGAATTGACCAATGTCAAGGACGTCAACCTCTCGCTCGATGCGGGCGAAGCGGATGTGACGACGCGGGCGAATTCCGGCTGGCGGGCCACGGCGGCGACACTGAAAGAGGCGTCTGCCGAGTTCGAGATGGTCTGGAAGCCGTCGGACACCGCCCTGGCCGCCATTCGCGACGCCTACCTCAACGGCACCGAACTGGCCATGTGCTTCCTGACGGACGACAAGGCCACGACCGGTGCGGAAGGCCCACGTGGCAACTGGACCATCACCAACTTCAGCCGCAGCGAGCCGCTCGAGGAGGGCATCGTGATCAGCGTGACGGCCAAGCTCTCCAAGTTCGAAGAGTGGGTCGAGGTGTAAACCGCCGTCTGGATTGGGCGTTGATGGATTGCCAAAAAACAGACAACTACGGACGATAACCTTAGGAGATTGCTATGAGTGTCGCTCTGACCTACACGGCGAATCTGACCGCCGTCGAGACTTTGGAAGACAACGTGCCGGCGGCCGCCGCGACGAAAAGGCGTGTGACGCACGACCAGTTCAACACAACGTCGGAGCTCAATGCCGCCAGCACGCCGCCGGTGACGAAGGTGGCGGCTCTGCAAGCGGCGCTGACTGCCGGGGCGGCGACGGTGGACTTGGAGAACCTGACCGGCACCAATGGCGCGGCGGTGGTGGGCACGGGCCTGCGGGTCCAGGCCATGAAGGTGCGGAATCCGTCTGCCAACGCCAACGCGATCACCATCGCCGAAGGCGCCGCCAATGGTTACGACGGCTTCGGGTCTGGCTTTAGCGTCACGCTGGAACCGGGTGCGGAGGCGACGTTCTTCACCAACGATGGCGGGGCGGATATCAGCCCCACCAACAGCGATCTGGACCTGTCCGGCACGTCGACGCAGGCGTTGGACATGGAGATCGTGCTCGGATAACCGGCACAGGAAGGAGCCCTCTGTGAGAGAATTTAAGGACAACCAGGACCGCGCGTGGAAGCTGCAAATCACCATCGGCAGCGCCAAGCGGGTCCGCGACCTGCTGGGGGTGGATATCCTTGCGCCCGAGCAGGGCGAGCCGCCGTTGTTGGTGCGCTTGGGTACGGACGAGATATTGCTCTGCGACGTGCTCTACTGCCTCATTAAACCGCAAGCGGACGAGAAGGGCATCTCCGATGAGGCCTTCGGCGAGTCGCTGGGCGGCGAGGCGATTACCCATGCCGTCGAGGCCTTGTATGGGGAGCTGGTTGATTTTTTCCGCCAGCGCGGCCGGACCGATCGGGCCGCCGCGATTCAGAAACAGGGCAGTCTGGTCCAACTGGCGACGGAGCGGATTACGACGGAGATCAGCGACATGGACATCGAGGCGACACTCGACCAGGCCCTTGGCAAAGCGTCTACTGGCTCGCCGGCATCGTCGGCGTCGCCCCTGACGGTCTGACGCTGCGTGAGTTGGACTGGATGGCCGAAGGGCGACTCCAAGCGGCGTGGGCGCAAACGTCGTCGCTCATGGCGATACTGGCCACCATCCATCGGGACGTAAAGAAACACCGCAAACCCTACAAGCCCGACGAGTTCAATCCGTACCGTCAGAAGAAGAAATGCCAGGGGCCAGCCAGCAAAGAGGACCTGGCATTCATGAAAGAGATGTTCGAAGGATTTACGCCAAGAGTGAGGTAGCACAATGTTGAAAAGATTATGGTGTATCGTGTTGTTTTGGCTCATGATGCTGTGCCCATCCTGTCTGATGACGCCCGCGTCGGCTACCGAGTATGTTGTCACTGCCAGCGAGACATCGTCGCTGCTGGGCAGGCTCGCGCCGGGTGATGTGGTGACGATCAGCGGCTATCATCAGGGGACGTGGCGTATCCCCTCCGGCGTGGCCGGCACGCGGGAAGAGCCCATCACGCTCAAGTGTGTCGACGCGATTCTGGATGCGTCGACGCAAAGCGGTTCGGCGTTCGTACTCAGTGGCAATGGCCAGCCGTTGCATCTGCGGTTGGAGGGGCGACTCTCCATCGTGGGTGGGCGTAATAATCTCTATGTCAGTCGCAGTGACATTGAGCTGGCTGAGTCGGCAGAGCTCTACCTGATGCAGGCCCGCGAAGACGGTCTGAAGGTCACCTTCGATGTCAAAAATAACCCGGTGGCATGGACGTGCCGGAATCTGAACTTTTATGGCTCCGTCATCGTCAGCGGGGCCGGTCAAGACGGCGTCGATATGGGCGGTGATGGTTATGTCTTTGACGATTTGCATATCAAAAACCCTCTGGATGAGGCCGACGGAGCCAAGAACGCCTGTGCCTTTCGTGATAAAGGGTCGCATAAGACAGCGGGCCGGCTCCATCTGACAGTGAGCCGGGGCCTGTATCCCTACTCGGTGCTGTCGTTGGGGGGCCGGTGCGATAACAGTCTGGCCGAGCGTTGGGAATGTGCCAACGTTCTGGTCGAGGTGCGGTTCGAGAACGTCACCACCATGCAGCTGATTGCATTGCAGGCGGCCATGAACTGTACGGTCGAGGCTGAGGCCATCGATTGCACGTACCAATATGGCTGGCGGGTGATTCAGGAGAAGGTAACTGGGGGCACGCAGCTGTGTTCGATCGGTTGTCTGGTCAATGGCGTGTCCTGCGACGTGGCATTGAACGGCGATCTGCCTCCTCCTGACGTAGACGTCGAATCCGATATTGCCGAGCTGCAGCGGCAATTATTGGAACTCTCTGAGCAACTGCAGCAGATGGCAGCAATCGTCAACGGACTGGTGGGCCATACGCACGAGATTATCGTCGGCCCACCCGTCACAGAAACCGCAACGGCGGGAAGGAGCGAGCCATGAATCTGGAAACCCTGGGGCTGCTGGTGACAGCCATTTTGACGGTGACTGCCGTTGCCGGCTACGCACTCAAGACCCGCAAGTTGCTGGTGGAGATCAAGGAACTGTTCGTCGCCATCATCGACGCCAGCACCGATGAGACGATCACTGCCGATGAGATTCGTCGCATCGTCAAGGAGGCCAGCGATATCCCGGCTGCCGTCAAAGACATCTTTTACCGGAGCGCCAAGATCGAGGGGGAGAAGGGTAGTGTGGCCCATGCTAACCAAGGAACGTGATGCAAGACATGCCCGGTGGTCATTCTGTCTTCTGATCGTCGTCTACGCCCTGGTGCTGGTGGGCCTGCTGCTGGGCCAGTCGGGCTGTGGGACGCATCAGTTGACACCGCGTCAATCCTGGGCGGTCGCGTCGGCGAGCTATCAGCAGACGGTCAAGTCCGTCCTGCTCCTGCATGACGCCGGTCATCTCTCCGACGAGGAACTGGTGGACGCCTCAGTCTACATCGAACTGGCCCACAAAGCCTTGAACGAGTGGCAGACGTCGCTCTTGAGTGGCACACCGCCTGCCGAGGCCATCGGACGCTTTACGGAGAACTTGGACAAGTTGATAGCCTGTGAACAGAACGGAAAGGAGCGGCAAGCAAATGGACCCACAGACAGCGATGGTGATAGCGTCTCTGGCACTCAAGGGGGTGGAGTTGTTTATGCAGCTGGCCGATACCGTGGCCGAGGATTTGACCGACGAGCAGGTCCAGACCATCGCTAAGCAAACGGACGAGGTGACCAACAAACTGCTGAAACGCGTGGAAGAGATCAAGCAGCGACAGTCGGCCAAGGAGTAACGCAGTGGCAGGTACCAAGGGCATTCGAGCAGGCAAGGCCTTCGTTGAGCTGTACGCGGACAACTCGAGGTTAGTCCGAGGTTTGAGGCTGGCGTCGAGGCAGATAAAAGCCTTCGGGGCCAATGTTCGCACCATGGGCCTCAAGATGGCGGGCCTGGGCACGATGGCGATCGCGCCTATGGCCCTGGCGGCCAAGGCGTTCAGCTCAATGGGTGATGGCGTTGCTAAGATGAGTAAACGAACAGGCGTAGGGGTCGAGGCTCTAAGTGAGTTGCGTTTCGTCGCGTCGCAGACTGGCACGGAATTCGCCACACTGGAGAATGCTTTTCGCAAAATGCAGCGGAGTATTTATGACGCGGGGCGGGGTTTGTCGACACAGACAGACGCATTAGCCGATCTGGGGTTGGAATTCAAACACCTGGACGGACTGTTGCCCATCGACCAATTCAAGTTGTTGGCTGATCGAATAAGCCAAGTCGAAGATCCAACCAAAAAGGCTGCGATAGCCATGAGCCTTATGGGTCGGACCGGCACCAACCTGCTGCCGATGTTCGCTCAAGGTGCTGCCGGTATTGAGAAGCTCCAAGAGGAAGCTCGGCGACTGGGGCTGACCATGTCGGCAGAAGATGCCAAGGCGGCTGAGGATTTTACCGACGCCATGGATAAGCTCGGCAAGGTCGTGAAGATGGGTGTCTTTCGTGTGGGGGCGGCCCTGGCCAAAAAACTCGAATCCCTGGCCGACAAGATCGCTACCGTCGGTACTCGAATCAGTGAGTGGGTTGGCAAGAACCGTGAGCTTGTCGTCGTGGTGGCAAAAGTCGCGGCCGCCGTCTTTGTGGGTGGTATCGCCATCGCGGCGTTGGGCACGATCATTGGCGGGTTGGGCACGGCCCTGGGTCTGGTGGTGACGGTCTTAAAGACCATCCCCATCGTGCTGGCGGCTATC